ATACCTAGGACGACAGCTAAATTTCCTTCTCCTCGAAATTTAAACAATAATTCTAGGAGATATAGCAAGGGTGAGACTGAATGTAGAAGGATTTTAGAGAAACTTTTTAATAAACCCTTTTTATCTCAACGTCCTGATTTTTTACGCAATCCCGTAACTGGTGGTAATTTTAATCTGGAACTAGATTGTTATAATGATAGTTTAAGATTGGCAGTTGAATATAATGGAAAACAACATTACAATTATATTCCATTTTTTCATCGTAATAGGGATCATTTTATGACTCAAAAATATAGGGATGATATGAAAAGACGTATATGTAAAGAAAATAAAGTTAATTTAATAGAAGTTCCATATACTGTAAAATTAGAAGATATTGAGGAATATATAATCAGGGAATGCCGAAAACTAGGTTATCAAATTTAGTATTACACCGCGACCGAAAAGAAAAATGAGGCAAAAACATATTAAAAAATAAATTAAAATCTTATTTTCTTAATCTTTTCTTTCGGCATTTATTTATATCTTTAAGTAAATTTTCTTTTCGGTAGGTGTAATAAATGAGTAATTACATTAATTTTAAAGGATTGTTTCCTTTTTGTGTATATGAATTGGTAGATACAGATAAAAATATATATAAATCCCAAATAAGATTAATTAATAAAAAAATCACTGATAATAAATTAGTATTTGGGTGTGAAAAAATTCGAGATTGGAATTTTGTTGATAGATTTTATGGAATAAAACCTATTATTATCCCAAGAATACCTGGTCTAAAAATTTTTTGTATTTACCAAAGAAAAGAATATCCATTTGGTATTGTATATATTAAACAAATTTATGATATATTTCAAGAGTTTTCTACAGATGAAATAGAATTTACATCCAATATTTACGATAAAATTTTTTTTAGTGCTTGGGCTGTTCCAGTTCCAAATTCAAGTCCCTTATATTTTAATTTTTTGGGTAATAATAATATTTATATAAGTTCCCAGAATAGGTTTAATGTCAAGAATATTAAAGTTTATTTATTATCAGCGACTAATTTTCCCGGGGATTTTAGGGATATTAAATTTGAATGTAAGGGAAATATTATTTATCCATATAAAAATGAAGTAGATAAATATATATTTAATCCCGATCAGTCATCTACAAAAATAGGTTCATTTTTAGAACTTATTAATAATTGCCAAAAAACTCAAACTAGGGCACCCCACGATTTAGAATACCAGATAAAATCATTATCCCGCAGAAAAAATAAATCAAATAACCTAGTAATACTTCTATTACTATCTTTGTCTATAATAGTGTTAGTAATAATATTTTGGTTATACAAAAAAACATTTAACTAGGAATATATTTTAAACTTAAAATATATTCAAATATTAATCTTTTTTTAATAAATTTGATGGTATCCTATGAGAAACAGATAATTTTCTATAATCCTCACATAAATCCTCACATGAATCCTCACAAGAATCCTCACATAAATCCTCACAAGAATCTTTCCGATCTTTTTTCCGAGAATCATCTGAATTATTTTCAGTTGAGGAATCCCTATCTACATCTTCATCTGATATGTAATCCTCTATTTGTCCATAACTTAACAAGTCAAAAGTTTTTTCAATTTTTCGGATATTTGAATTTTTGGGTTTAAAACCCAAGTCAATTTTTTTTAATTTTCCATCAAATTTTCGGTGGAACATGATTGAATTAATTTCTAGTTTGGTCATCTCCTTGGCAGTTTGGGCTGAAACAGACTGTGTTAGGTCTAAATCAAATATACTTAAATCATCTACCATAAACCAATCAACGAGGTCTAATTGTTGTTTAAGATGTAGTAAATTTTCTTGATTTCCCGTCCTCCTAAGAAAGTAATACCAACTTTCACATTCCTTTCCATTTGTTTCCATTAATACAACATATTCATCATTTTTTTTTTCTTCCATTATTTTGTATTATACTTAAAAATCTTTAAGTAATAATTTCTAATAAAATGGGGTATGATTCCATCCCAAAGTTTCAAATAGTTTTTTACAAATTTCATCATGAAAAAATTTTCGGTCAGCCGTTTTTAGGATAATAAATTCTTCTTTTTTGCATCGGTATTTGTGTCTACATAATAGTTGATATAATACATATTGGGTATTAATAAAATTTTTCCTATTAATATTTTTATATTTTTTATCATAACAATTTGTTAGGGTATCAAAATCATCAAGTAATTTAGATTCCAAATGACTAATATCATTCGGTTTAATACCAGTTAAAACATAATGTATTAAATGAACATTTTCATAATGATTAGAAAAATTTAATTCTTTTAGGAATACCAGTATGTGTTTTTTTGTAATATTCTTAAATCTAAGTTCTTTGGGATCATCCTCATTACCGAGGAGGAGATGGTGATTTTTAAATTCCCTAGTTAACTGTCTATAAATTTTATTTGGAATATTACAATTTTGTTTTCCCTGATATTGATTGATACAATCCCTAAAATGTATTTTCCTATCATATAAGTATTTTTGAGAAATATTAATACGATTAACATCACTATAGGATGAATTATGTTTAAATACAGTTTGTTGAACGTAGCATTTTTGACATATGTAAATGTTAGTGTTAACAATATCAAAGTCTTTTTTATTATTACAATTATTACAAAATATTTTTGTATTTTCTTTTTTAATTAAATTAATATTGTCATTAATTTTAATAAATTCCTTAGCAATTTTTAAAAAATTATCAATAATTTGTTGCTTAGTTTTATTAATCTTAGAGGGTTTACCCATAAATGTAACTTTTACGGGTTCCTTTATTATTTTCTTGTATTCCTCTATGAATTTTACTGTTTTAAGAATATAAAAGTTGAAATCCCTATTATTTTTAATGTTATCTATGTAACTTTCCAAAAAACTATACCTATCTTTTAACCTCTTTTTTTTACGAGGATTTAGTGATTTATTTTCTAGGGATTTTCCAAGTTCGTGGAAAATATTCTCATATTTTTCCAATTTTTCATATTCCTCTGTAAAATTAGCACGAATTTTTCTATCTAATACGATAATATCCAAATATTCAGACATTTATATAATTCATATTTTTTTTTAAATCTAAGAGGAAAAAAATATTTTAACTTTTACACATTTTTAAAATACACCAATGATTTTGATTAAAAAATGGGGTTTAGATTTTTTACACCCACGGAACATTTAAAACGCCGATTCTCTAATATTTAGTAATTAATCAAATTCTTTCATTTCATTAACATGATATATATTTAATAGTAATAAAACTTCGTCTCTTTCTCCTCCTATTTTGAATATTAGTAAGTATATTTATATTTATTTTAGTCAATAAATATTTATTTTTTCTGTTCTTTATGATAAAGTTTTTGTAATTTTTATCTTTAAATTATTTTTAAAATTTTACTAAAAATATTTTATTTTTATTATTTTTATCTTGGTTTAATATAAATATATAATGGCATCCCTTTCTACATCTAATGTTACTTCTGCATTTATTGATCTTGCAACTTTTGATGAAATTGAAAAATATCTATATGGCGGTCCCGACGCTACTGCCTACTTCGTTCGTGAAACGAGCAAATCTACTTGGTTTTCTCAGGTACCAGTTGTACTTTCTCGTGCTTCCGGTTTCCCCGCTTTCGGACAGGAATGGTCTGTAAGTATTTCTAGAGCTGGTGATTATTTACTTCACACCTGGCTTCGTGTTCAGATTCCCTCTGTCACTGTTGTCAATGATCAGGCTAATAACTACCTTCTTCGGTGGACTCGTAATTTAATGCACAATCTTATCCGTGAATGTTGTATTACTTTTAATGATCTCGTAGCTGCCAGATTTGATAACTACCATCTTGACTTCTGGAGTGCTTTTACTGTTCCCGCTGGAAAACAAAATGCCTACAACAATATGATTGGTAATGTGAGCGCCCTAACTGAGGGTGCTGTAACCCTACCTGCTCAGACCCTAAACCTACCTCTACCCTTCTTTTACACCAGAGATAGTGGTGTTGCTCTACCCACAGCTGCTCTTCCCTACAATGAAATGCGTATCAACTTTTCTTTCCGCGATTGGACCGAACTACTAATGTCAGTCGACACCTCAAAGGTAGGAGAACAGCGTACCGTTCCCGTT